CTTGGTGATCTTGACCACGTTCGTGACCGCGACAGCGGCATCATGCGGCAGCCTGAGCTTGGCGTCGGCACTGACGAGGGTTCCGTCAGAAGTCCTGTACTCAGCCGATTGCAGGCCGCCGGTCATCTGCAGGCCACAGGCGGTCTCAGCGGCGTAGGAAGGTGCGCCGGCCACGATCTCGCCCATCTCGTTCTGCGATGTCGTGACGGTGCCTATCTGGCAGGCGTCGGCCATGAAGGATTCCTGAGTGTCGCGCATGGACGTGAGTTCGGCGGGGGTGAAGGTCACTCGTCGTCATCCACTGAGTAGTTGGCCACGTAGGAGTTGTCGGCGAGGCCGGTCCCGCCCTTGTCCCAATACGTCGACTGCATGTCGCGCTCGTACCTGTGGTCGACGTGGACGCGCAGGCTTGAAGGAGCGCGGCGGGCGGAGTAGTAGCGCGCCTGCTTACGCATCTCCTGCGCAGCCTGTGAGCGATGGAACGTGCCGCCGTCTGCGGTGAAGTCATAGAGGCCGGCGAACGCTGCCGCCTTCTTGCCCCACAGGTTCGCGGCAGCGGCGTTGAGGTCATAGGTCGGCGTCCACGTCAGGTCGTCGGGCTCCTGCTCATAGCTGTCAATCAGCGGGTAGCGGGCGATGAGCGCGGCGAGGTCCGCGTCCGAGTATGTGGCCGTGGTCGGTTCGGCGATCATGTCGCGGAGCTCTAGCAGCAGGTTCGCGTCCACGCCGCGGTCGAAGTAGGTCCACCTGAGCGTGTCGCCCGCGACGATGACGGCCGCGACGGTATTGCTCACGGCGTCGACGGTGCCCACGGCCTCGGCGGTGTAGACGGTCGCGCCAGAGGCCATGCGCTCGGCCTGCGTCACGTCCGCTTCGTAGCCGATGTGACCGGGCAGGCCGAAGAGGTCGCCGTAGCCGATTGAGACGGTATTCGCGGCGGCGGTACGAGCAGGGAGGGTGATTGAGGTAAGGGTGGCGAAGGCCACGGAGCCGAGCACGGTTGCGACTCCATTGAGTGCGATTGTGTCGGTCGCGGCCTCGCCGTTGCTGTCGGTCCCGATGAGACCGACGTTGCCCGCGATGCCCGCCGCGTTGCCTGTCAGCGACAGGACGCGGCAGACATCGGGGCTCGTGATGCCCGTCGTGACGGTCTGGGGGACCGTCGTCAGGGTGATAGCGGCGTGGACCGCAGCAGCGGACGCGACCGCAGGGGTTATTACGTGTGTCCGCTGGGCAGCCATTACTGGATGTACGCCTTGACGCTGTAGTCGTGGTCTGGAGCGTTCCCGCCAGCGCCGTTGACGATGACGTGACGTTCACGCATGTGGAGGCCGAAGGCGGACGGACGCACCTTGGCAGCCGCCGGGTCGCTTGTGACCACGACGGTATCGGTGCCCGGATTCGACGGGTCGAGAATGGCGATCTCTGTCGAGGCCGCAGCGTTGCCTGCCTTCTGGGCAAAATGCACCGCAGGTATCCACTTCGAGCCGTCCAGCGATAGATCCACGTACACGTCTAGCGTGTCTGCGGCGTCGACTCCCGAGGCCGTATGGTCGAGCACGACGATGGCACGCTTCCAGTAGCCGCCGATGTTCACGGCGGTGCTGTTCGTGCCGGCGGTAGTGGTAGCCGTCGTCAGGTCGGCGAGCGTGTAGAGCGACATCTCGCCTCCTTAGACGTGGACGTATTCGACGTAGAGCCCACCGGTGAAGCCGACCGAATCAGCCGAACCGGTGCACGTGACGTACTCGCCTGCGTCCCAGACCACCAGAGCGTCGGCGGCGCTGCGGCAGGCGAGCAGGTTGACGGCGGTAGCCGCGGTGTCGTCGGCGTCGCCTTCGTTGTAGAGGTTGGTGGCTTCAGTGGTGGCGTCAGCGGCCACGCCGATAGCGATGTTGGTGCCGCCGGTGGTGGCCGGCGTAGCGGTGTAGAGGACGGCCCGCGTGATGATGACGGACTCACCCTCCGGATTGAGCATGCTGCCCATCTCGCCGCCGGCGAACAGTGTCGCGGCGGTGACGGGGATGTAGCAAGCGCCCTTGCCTTGGACTCTGGCAGTCATGTCAGACCCCTAGACGCGGACGTATTCGATGTAGCACTGTCCGGTATAGCCGACCGTGGAGGCCGAACCGAAAGCCGCGATGACGCTGGTCGCGGGCACGACGGGGAGCGCGTCCGCAGCGTCGCCGTTGGCGAGGCCCTGCACGGCGGTACCGGCAGAGGCGGCCTGAGCGGCGGCGGTGAAGATGTTGGCCACGTCGTGCGCGGCGACGGCGGTAGCCGCGTGACCGATGGTGATGTCGGCCGCGCCGGTCGAGTTCGTGATGCCGTAGAGCACGCAACTGGTGATGATGATCGGCGTGTCCTCAGGGTTGACGACGTAGCCGAGACTTCCGTCGGCGGTAGCCGCGTGGGAAAGCTGGCCGGTGACAGGGAAGCTGAACGCGCCCCGTCCGGTTACTGGTGTAGCGAGTGCCATGTGTTCTCCTCTTCGAGCGGGGCCGGCGTCAGAAGCCCGGCCCCGCGCTCATGCCTAGATGTAGTAGCCGGCGACGATGACGCGAATCGCCGTGGTGACGGTGAGGCTGTTCGCGGCGGTGTCTTCGATGACAATGCCCTCGCTCACCGTGAGCGCGGTATTGAGCAGAGTCGTCACGACGGTGCCGCCCGTAGGCCCGACCCACGCAGCCGAGGTCATATCGGCCGCGACGTGCGAGAGGACGACGCCGCCAGAGGTGGACTCCACCAGCGATATGACAGTGGAGGTGGTCACGTTTCCGGCCGCCTGCATCGCCGCGAATGTGGGGTAGAACTGCTTGCCCGTGATGAGCGGCACGATGACGTTCGTGGTGCCGTTTTGTGCCTTCACTTCAGCGGTCGTGAACGTGTGGTCGAAGAATCCGCCGGTTCCTGCGAGTCCGAGCGTGTGCAGGATGTTCATTTCGGCGGCCGTCAACGTAACAGCCGTGCCGCCAATCTTCAGCGACGCGCCGCTTTCGATGTCGAGGTACTGCCCGGTGTTGATATCGGTGTTACTCTTGACTTGCTTTTTGAACCAACTCATGTGTGCTCCCTTCCTTCCTCAGCCGATTAGACGGTGAGGACGCCGAAGGGAGAACGGCTGGCCTTGGTCTTCTTCGTCTGATTGATCGGGTTCGGCAGGGCGAAGCCGAGGCGCATGATGAAGCGCAGCGCCACGCAGTCCTGCTGGCCGAGGTTCACGACGATGTTTCCGGCGGCATCGTTGACGACGCCCTCAGTCATGACCTTCATCTCCAGTTCCTTACGCATCGCCCACACGGCATTCGAGAAGTCGCCGACGATGAGGTTCTGGGCAGCAGTCGGGAAGCCGCCGTGCTTCGGGAACGCGCACGGGACGCCGTCGAGTTCGTAGGCCATGCCCTGGCCGGGAACCTTGTTGAAGATCGGGTTGCCGTTCGAGTCACGCAGGCCGCGCAGACGGGACTTCATCGAGATAGCGCCGGCCACGGCACTGACCTCGTAGCCGTCCGCCTCGACCTTGCCGAAGACGCCGGTAGTGCCCGCGGCGGTCTCGCCGAGGATGTCGTCGTAGATGTCCGCGCCGGTACCGATGGCGACGGAGTTACCGGCGCTCACGGCGTGCGTGGCGATGCCGCCCACAGGCCAACCCGTCGGGGCGTTGGTACCCGCGAGCACGGCCGCGTCGAAGAGGCGGGCCATGTCGCCGGAGACCTGCTCCTTGGCCGTGCCGAAGATGTCCACGTCGGTGTCGTCGATGGTGTCCTGGTCGATGACGACATAGGAGGCCAGCTTGCCGACGTACATGACCACGTCTTCCCAGCCGGTCGTGGTGGACTCGATGAGGCCGCCGTGATTCTCGCCGCTGGGGGCGTCGACCCAATAGCTGAGGGCCAGCTCGGAGGCGACCTTCAGGGTGGCGCTGGCCTTGGTCAGGTTGCGCAGCTTGCGCATGTGCGTCATGCCGAAAGACTTGTCGAGGGTGTTTTGGATGATCTCCATCCGCTGCTCGGTCGGCATAAGCGCCAGAGCGTCAGCGGTTGAAATGAGGTCTGTGTATCCCATGGTGGGGTGCTCCTATGTGTGGTTAGCCGCTCTTGAGTGCGGCGCGCAAGTTCGTGTCGAAGTCATGCGCCGCAGACGGCTTTTGCTGTGTGCCGCTGCCCGCGCCGACGTGCGGCACGACGGGCTTGGCGGACTGGAACAGGTACGGGCACTTCGTCTTCAGGGCTTCGATGTCTGGATTGCCCTTGCGGTCATACAGCTCGTACTCTTTGACGGCGGCCCAGGCTAGGCGCAGGTCACCTGCACCCGCCTCGTGCGCGTCGGCGAAGAAGTCGGAGCGAGTGCCTGACTCGCCGAGACTGGTCGAGATCTTCTCAAGCTCGGCCTTGGAATCGCCGGTCGCCTTGGCGATGGCGTCTGTGAGCTGCTTCTGGAATGCCGTGCGGTCCGTCTTGCGGTCGTCCCTCTCGGAACCGAGCGCAGACTTGAGGCCGACGACCTTTTCGTCATGCCACTTCTGGGCAATGGTCTGAGCGTCTTCCGGTAGCGCGCCAAACCACGACTCGGGGGTTGCCGCTGCCGTCTCGGCATCGGTCGTCGCGTCGCTGGCGCTGCCTTGTCCCGCATCCTGTGTTGCTTGATCGGTGGTGGTGTCTGCGTCTTTCGTCATCTCGACGGCTCCTTTAGGCTGCGACCGCCGTCACGGCGGGCAGATTGCTGACGGGTGTGGCCACGTAACTGCCGCCCCATTGGTCTGAATGTGTGTGCGTTCCGAGGTCTTTCCATGAAGCCGAGCCCGACTTAAGCGCGTCATAGCGGCCGGGCCCGAGGATGCTGCGCTGCGTGGCTTCGTCTTGGCGGCCGTACCAATCCTGGTACGATTGAGCCTGCGGGTTTTCGACGCCGACGACGATGGGGAGCAGGTCACAGTTGTGTGCTATAATGCTATTGGCGCTGTACCAATGTCCCTGAGTTTGGAGGTTGTATACGTGACCAGAAAAGCGACGACCGCTGACATCGAGAACGTGGTCAAGGACTACGTTGCTGGCGAGAGTTCGCAGAACGTCGCGGCCCGCTGGCACACTACGGAGAAGACCCTCTCGGATTTGCTCAAGACTCGCGGGCTGTTTCGCAGTCGCGAGGATCGCTACCGACTCGCTGTCAGCAAGGGGTCCGCGAAGCATCGCGCCGGGCTCGGCCTGCCTGACGCCGAAATTGCGCGACGCTACCTCGCCGGAGAATCTGAGAAGGCGCTTGCCGATGCCTTCGGGGTCTCGTGCGGCGCTATCAAGGTGCATCTGCGCGAGGCCGGCGTACAGCGGCGCGGACAGACCGCCGCCAATCGCCTCAGCGGCGAGCGGCTGACGCCCAAGCAACGCGCCCGACTGCGCGAGTTGGTGCAACAGAATCTCCGGGGCCGCAAGCAGCCGATGCAGGAGAAGTGCAGGCGTGCCCTGACGCGCGAGAGGATGTGCCTGCACATTTCCCCTGCCGAGATTCAGTTCGCTGCCGACCTCCGCGAGCAGGGATTCGAGACTGTCCCCCAGAAGGCGGTCGGCTCCTACAACGTAGACCTCGCACTTACCGCCGCGCCCGTCGCCGTGGAAATTCTCGGCGGCGGCTGGCACCGTGACAATGCGGTTCATGCCGAGCGCACGCCGTACATCCTCAATGCGGGTTGGCACTTGGTATTCGTGTGGGTCGACGGGCGACGCTACCCGCTCACTTCCGCCGCTGCTGACTACGTTGTCGCCTTCGCGCAGGAGGCCAGCCGCGATCCATCCACGATCCGTGAGTATCGCGTGATTCGGGGTGACGGTGACGAGGTTGCCAGAGGCCGTGCCGACGGTGACGACTTCGCCCACGTACTTTCGCGACGTGGCCGCGCCGACCGGCGGACCCGCAGCCACCGTTCCTGACACAAAACAGCGGCCCTGACAATGTTCGTCGAACTCGGCTTCGGTCGAGAGGATTTCGCCGTCGGCTACCGCGCAACCGCAACATGTTCTTTCATCCAAACTTGCAATTCTTTGATACATCCGCACGCCTGCCGTCACGTAAGATTCGCGCGTAGCCTCGCGGTAGACGCGGAGTTGTTCGGTCCTGGCGATGTTCAGCGCCCTGTCCAGCCCCATCCCCGTCGCCTTCCTAACGGCAGCCGCCGTCACGCGCGGATTGCGGCCCAGCGCCACGGACTTGACGAGTTCCCGCGTCATCGAGTCGCGCATGGCCGGGTACGATGACGCCAGCAAGTCGCCAAGTGGTGATCCGTCGCGAGCGATGCCGACCATGCCCTGCAAGGCGTCGTGCGGCATCTTCGTGAACTGGCCAAGGCCCGGCTTCATGGATTCAAGCGCGGCGGAGGCGTTGTCGATGCCGCGCGTCATCATGTCGAGTTGCTCGGCCTTGATTACGTCGACCGCCCAGCCGTTGAAGCGCGCCAGCTCCTCCATCGTCTGCAGTTGAAGCGTCTGCCAACGCTCAAGGCGGTAGAGTTGCGACCACGAAGGCTCCATGCCCTCGGACGCAAGGCGTGTGATCTGCTCGGACAGGGCGGCGATGTTCGATTCAAGCGCGCGCTCCACGTCGAGGTAACGGTTCGCCATGAGATTGATCTGCACGCCCTCATGCGCCCGCAGTTCGGCCTTGAAGCCGCGGATGGCCTTGACTACCGCACTCTCGTAGGCGACCGTCACGACGCCGTCCGTGACTTGAGCGGATTGTCGCCGTAGTCGACCGTCAGAACGGGCGCGTAGAACCCGTTTTTGTCGGGTTCGCCGAGTTCCACGAGAATGCGGTTGCAGTTGTCATCGCGGACCTTGAGCATGTCGAACAGCGCTCCGTCGACCTTGATCTTTAGGGTGCGCGGCCTCACTTCCGCCCCCGCCTGGCCAATATCCCGCAGAGCGAGTAGCCAAGGACACCGCCAATCGCGAGGAAGAAGAGGTTGGAGATGAAGGCTGCGAGCGGCGTCAACGCTTCGCCCGCTTCGCCTTCGGTGCCTGCGTCGGGGGAACCTCAGCAGCAGGGACAGCGGTACGCGGCGTCGGCGCTTGCTGCGACGGATACGGCCCCGGATTCGTGCCCTGGTCAAACTTCTTGCGCGCACTGCTGATGGCCACGTCGGCCAGCGAGGTCATGCCGGCCTGCGCCTCGTCCATATCCTTCTGCATCTGCGCCAGCTCGTCCTCAGACCAGCCTTCGCGCCTGAGCTGCGTGACGATGGGAATACCCGCGTCCACGTTCGTCTTGTGGATCAGCGATTCGGTGTAGGGCTGGACGGTGTGCTCGTCTTCCCACACGCACTCGATGTCGTTGGGGGAGACGGTGTGCCCGGCGAGGCCCATGACGAAGGCGGCGGCGCGCTTCCACGTGGATTCGAGGCGGGCGCAATACTTGAGCGCCTCTTTGGTCAAGGGAGCCTCTGAGGCAATAAGCGCCTCGCCTGACATGTCGCCTTGCTGCAGCAGGTAGTGCTTCGGCGTGTGCGTCAGGATGGCGATGCGGCTGGCGATGTGGTCTAGGCCGGCGATGAAGTTGGAGAGCTGCGTGGCGGCGAACTGGCCTACCTGCGTCTGCTGCGCGCCCTCGCCCGCGCCGGCAGGAATGTTCAGCAGCTCACGCGGCGAGTTCAGGATCTTGTTCTTGTCGAGCTCAACGCTCGAGATCATCCAGCGCTGCTCGAATGCCCCGTACTCGGCGGCCACCATCATGTCGGCGAAGAGCTTGTTGAGCGCGTTGTTGAGCGGGATAACGTCGGTCAGGCGACTCTTGCCGCGACGGTCGACGCGGTAGTGGAAGACCGGGATGCCGCCGAGGCTGTTGACCTCTTCGGGATTGTCGGCGAGGGGGGCGAAGGCGTTGGGGCCGGTGATATCGGCGCGCTTCTGCGTCGCGGCGTAGTGCAGGATGCGCTCGGGGTAGTAGAGGTTGAGGTAGGTACTGCCGCCCTCTTCCCACCACTTAGCCGCGTACTCGGGCGTCTTCGGGTCGTTCTCGGCGTAGAGCATGGCCACGAGGTGGGGCTGATTCTCGAAGGTGCGCGGCTTGCCGTCTGCGCCCTGTTCGGCGACGAGGAAGCCCTCGGCGCAAACGGACACGGCCTTGGCGATCTCCTCGGAGTCGGCCGCCATGTCCTGCGAATCCCACCACTCGTCAAGCGCGGCCTGCACGGTCTTGTCGGCGCACTTGAAACCCTTGAGCTGCACGCGGTCGAGGAGGGAGTCGACGACGACGGCCGCCCAGTTCTCGCACCAGCGGGCGTCCATCTTCTCGAAGACGTGGCGGAGGCGGGACGATGCGTAGACTAGCGGGTGATCTCCATCGTAGTAGCGCCAGTTCTTCGCGTACTCGTCCTGTTTGCGCTTGAGCGCGTGATAGGCGCGGCCGACGTCGGTTGACGCAGCCGTGCCTGCAGATGTATCCTCTATGGGTAGCCTCTTCCTGGCGGGAGGGGAATTACCGTGACCCCGGTCGTGACAGCGGCGCGGGGTCGTTCTATATCAAGCGTACAGACTCACAAGCGGCTGCGTGCACCGATACGCGGCTAGGAGGCGCCCCAGGGCTTGCCGCCCCACGATTCCTTCCGCTGGTCGACGTGCATCGTCAGGTAACGCGCCGTGTCCATGCCGTGATCGTTGGCTTTGACCGGCTCAGAGTCCTTGACGCCCTCGCGCCAGAGGTACAGCTCGAACTCGTCTTCGGTTGAGACGGGCTGCTTAGCGTCCTGCAGGCGTTGGTCGACGCGCAGGGACGAGTCGCGAAGGAAGAACATGGACGGCTCCGCCAGCCGCTTCTTGACCGCCTGAATCCCCGGCGACACTGCCTTCTTCGCGGCGATGGTCGGCACGCCCCACTTCTTCCGCAGCGTGGCGCGGCCCTCGGCGTCGTGGTCGCAGATGATGGCACTCGGGAAGTCCTCATGCTCGCGGATCATCCAGCGCCGTACCTCATCGGCCACCTCTTCGACCAGCAGGCTGGTGTGGTACAGCTCGCGGAAGCGGTAGAGGTCGCCCGTCTCGGGATCTTGCGCCCACGCTTGCCAGACGAACGGGTGCGTGTAGCCGAAGTCGATCGCCCACAGCCTGCGCCACTCCTTCGGCGGATTCGTGAAGGCCATCTTCGGGAAGCGGTCGACCATGTGCACGTCGCGGTCGAACTCGTCATACACGACGCCCTCGGCCGTGACCCATAGGCCCAACAGCAGGCGCTTGCGACGCACGCCTGTCAGTGAGTCAAGCTTGGCCAAGTACTCGCGCCCGAAGTCGGTCGGCGTCTCGCCGTCATACAGCACGGGGTTGTCCTGGTGGCGTGAGTCGACGATCCGCAGGCGACCCGACTGTGCTCTCTTCAGCAGCCAATGATTCGCGCCGGCGGGGTTGCAGTCAGCGACGATCTGCGTGTAGGGCATGTACTGACCACGGACGCGGGTCAGCAGGTGCTCCCAATCGTCTTCGAGTAGTTCGGTCGCCTCCTGAACATAGATGACGTCGTACTCGCTCGACATAATCTTCGACGGCTTGTCCATGCCGCCGGTCACGAGCACTGATCCGTTCGGGTACTGCCACTCGCGGTTGTCATACCAGCGCGCCGTGCCCGCCACGATGACGTCGTTCTTGAGCGTCACGAGGCCCGACTGCGTGAGCGATTCGCGCGTCTTGCGAATGATGAGGGCGCGCATCCCGGGGTACTTCGTGGCCTGCCAGTTGAGGCGTTCCAGCACGCAGCGGGACTTGCCCGTACCGGCGGGGCCGCTGAAAAGGACTTCGGGTTCGTGCGCTGCCCAGAAGGTCAGGCAGTTGCCTATCGGGCGATAGGGCTTGTTCTCAGGGACGAGGTCGGCAGGCAGCGCCGACTTGGCGACCGTGAGGCTCACGCATCGTCGGGGTCAATGCCGATGATGACCTTGAAGGGCGGGTTGCCGTCGCCGTCGGTGAGACGGGTGGGAGCGTCTAGGCCGAGAAGCTTGCGCCGCGACTCGTACAGCGATTGCAGCCTGCCGATAGCGGTCATCGCCGGGCCGTCGTCTTCGATGACCACGAGTTGCCCGGTCGCCGGATCGAGGTCGCGCACGACGTTGCCGCCGCTCACCTTGACGTGACGCCGGGCGAGGATGCGCTCGGTCGAGCGGATGAGTTTGTCGATGCGCGCCAACTCCAGTTCCCGCAGGTGCTCGGCGTTGTCCTCAGTGCGCTTGGCGAGGGCGGCGAGTGCGTCCTTGACGTAGCGGCAGGCGGTCGATTCGTCGACGCCTACCTCGCGGCCTATCTGTGCGAGACTGAGGCCGGCGACGCGCAGATCGAGGGCGCGGGCCTGGCGCTCGGCCTTGCCTGCCTTCTCGGTCTGGTTGTGCTTGTTCTTGACCGTCACTTGTCTACCTATGCGATTGTAGTCTGGAGCGTGCAGGTCGGTGCTGCCCCGCCACATGCCGACTGGACGTCGGTAGTGGCCTGCTTTGCACGCTTGGGATAGGGTTTGCGTAGCGGCTCGATTTGAGCATGCATGGCGTCGTCTAGGGGCATGAGGTAGCGGTACTTCCCAGGCACCTTGACCTTAGGCAGTCCCACGGTGCTGCCCCTCGCCCCGGACGTAATGCTGCGTCCGTGATGCTGCTTTCCGTGCCAGAGGTATTCAGTCTGCCCGCTCTGCTGACCGTCGAAAATCCAGTTTCCCGCCTGATAAATGCCTCCGACGTGATCGTGCGCGGGGTCGGCATAGGAAACAATCAGCCTCAGGCCTGGACTCTGCCGTTGCAGCATCCTTATTGCAATCGCGACAATGCGGGTGACTGAGGCGACGTGATGACACAGGGCCACACGGACCAGCTCGCACGCCTCCGTCTGCGCCAGCCCAAACGCCCTCGCCATATGATTGTTTGCCCCCAAGCCGAACATAACCGACCCGATGAACTTGCCACGCTCCCACACTCCGATTAGCGCCAGCTTCCCAGACGGCATGCGCCTGGAGTAGTGCCAGTGCATCGCTGCGTACTTGGCGGCCCCGTGGTCGCACCAATCTAGCCGCAAGTCAGACGGTGAACTCATGCCCACACTCAGGACAGACCACTGGCTTCTTCTGGTCAAGGCGCGGCTGTTCGTCTTCGCCCACAGGCTCGAAGTCCCGCAACCTTGAGAAGTCCACCTCGTTCGCTGCAGCAATCGACTCAAGCAGCGACGCCACGTCGTCGGAGTCGACGGACTCCAGCAGTTCACCTAGTTTCTCAGCATCAGGGACGGCCATTGCGCCAATGCTGTCGAGCGAGGCGAGCACGAGACGCTCCTCTGCATCGGACAAGTCGACATACGTAACGGGGATGGACTTCTGCCCGGAGCGCATGGCGAGGGCGATTCGGAGATGACCGTCGACCACGAACCCGCTGCGCTGATTGACCACCACGGACTGCACGAGGCCCACGGACTCGAGCACGGTGCCGAGCGCGTCCTGCTGCGCCTGCGGATGTATCCGCCAATTGTTGGGGTGCGCGAGCAGGTCGTCGGGCGATTCCTCGCCGTGGCCGATGATGCGGTTGTCCCAAGTCACGAGCTGGCCCGGATGCGCAGAATCGAACTGCGGCCTTCGGTTTTGGAGACCGACGGGCTGCCACTACACCACACCCGAGTGACGGGGCTGGTAGCGGGGGCCGGAATCGAACCGGCAACGGCCGGGATATGAGCCCGGTGCGCTACCATTGCGCTACCCCGCGTTGATATCATCCCGCCGCCCACCACTCCGCCGCCTTCTCCTTAAGCCTCAGCAGCGCCACGGTGCGCCGTTCCTCGATTGCGGTGGAGACGCCGAGACGCCGGTCGATGAGGTCGTGACGGTTGTGATCAAGCGGGACCCACGCCGTGCGCTCCCATCCGACCTTGCCGCCGCCCATCCCGCGATGAGTCGGCCAGTGTGCGGGCTCACATCCAGGCCGCTCGCACAGCAGGCAGTCGGATTCAGCCGCCAGCAACGTCGCCGCGCGATGCAGCGGGTCCACCTTCCGCCGCTTCGTCTTGCCCGGTTTGGGGAGTGGCGTGCAGACCTCAGTCATCGTCATCGGGCTCGTAAATGTACTCGTGAGTCATGTGGTATGCGGCGATGCCCGCCTGTCGCATCGTGAGGCCGCAGGTCCATGCCGCCTGCACGCACTCCTCATAGTCATCCATGTTGAAGTCGTCGAGGGTCACGGCGGGCGTCACGTGATCGGCTTCCATCACGAGTGCCAGCTCGTCTTCGCGCAGTACGTCATCGTTCCAAAGGTCCATGCTTCAAGGGTAGCCATCACAACCTGCGTCCGTGCACCGATACGAGCCGGTAGCCTGCCGGGCGCACACCCTCGATGACGTGGCCCGCCCTGCGCAGACGGTCGACGGCGGTCTGATACACGCGCCGTGACCCTCCCATCGCCACGCACAGGCGCACCGTTTCTGGTGCAGCCTCCGTGAGCACCCTCAGCACCCTGGCGTCGAGGTCGGGGTCGTGTGCGGGATTGTAACGATGACAGGAGCAGATGCAGGCAGGGTTGTCGTGAGCGAGGCAGGCGTTGCAGATGAGGCAGCGGCGATCCTCCAGGGCGAGGATGCGGTGGCCGCATAGGTGCCGGGTGCCGCTTCGGAAGCCGGCGGGGGGGTCCGCTACGTAACCGCTCAGGTGCCTCGGTCCGGACTCTTGCCAGCGGTGCCGCCTTGATTGAGGATTCCGGCAGCGCGCATGGCCTCTGCCGCCTTCGGGGTCGGCTGCGTCAATCGGCGGATCTCATTCATGCGGCGGTCATAGTCGGCGGCGGCCTTGAACACCCGCGCCAGCTCTCCCGTGTGCGGCCTCATGGCGAAGCCCTCTAGCGTCGCCTGCGCCTTCCGCAGAGAGGCCGTGAAGGCCGTCGTGTCCAGTGCGAAGGTGAAGTGCCGATGCGGCTCGGCTGTCCACCTCAAGCACGTACTGCACCATGGCCGGCCGGGTCGCCATGTCCAGAAGGGGCGACGGATGCGGTAGTACAGCCACTCGACGAATGCGGGAACCCTCACGACTCCGAGCCGCCTTCCAGGGTCACGCATCCCCCGCCAACACACATAGCGTCAAGGGTCGCCTCTATGCCATAGGCGTCGCCGTAGGAGGAGAACCGCGCGCCCTGCTTCAGTCCCACGCCCTGCAGTGTGATCGTCATGGGGACACGAAGTGTGCCGCCCGGTATCGAGACGACGGCGACGACGGTCATGGGGACGCCCATATGCATCTCGGGCGTCATCGCTTCACCCTCCGCCACGTCGCCAGTATCCAGTCGCCCACCTGAATCATCGTGTCCTGGTACCACGGCGGCATCCTGCGCGCGGAGTTGTCGTCGAGCAGTATCCACGGCCACAGCACCGACGTGATGAGATAGGCCCACACAAATCGGACCCCGAACGGCTCACGTCGCATAGCCGCGTTCCACTCGGCGAGGGCTTCTCGTGTGGTGGGCTTGCTCACCCCGCCCCCCACAGGCACACGGCCGCAAGCGCGAAATCGAATATGGCGAGTCCGCAGAGGAGCACCACGAACACCACACCAAGCGCGTTCGCCCCCCAGTCGATCATGTCGCCGACGACGACAGCCGCAAGAATGCCGGTGAAAAGACCGCACCCGATGAACGCGGCCACGCCAACCCAGCTCACCTCAGCACCCACAGCGCCAGCACGACGATAGCCACGAAGCTCCAGAGGACACTCCACGGGGCGAACTTGGTTGGGGTGGCTTGTCGGCGCTTGGTCATGCGTACTCCTTCTTCATACGGCGGCGGCTAGCAGCGCCACCGCCCGCTCAATTGTCATGCCCACTGGCAACCTGACGACCTCGCATCGGTCTGCTCTGCTGCCATCGGCAAGAATCACGCGGTCCTGCCTGCTGACGTTCTCTCGGCCCCACATTGGCCGCAGATTCGCCAGCCCCCAGCACACGCGCCAGTTGTCGTCGCCGACCTCGCCGAAGCGGAATGTCCGACGGGGGAGAATGTGATCGTTGTGCCAGCCGCCCTTCCCGTAGTTCGCCCACGTCATGCCGGGGGAGAAAAGCCCCTCAACACGGGCCACATACTCCTCCGCTGTAAACAAGTGGGGGATGCTTACTCCTGAGATGCCGCGGCGCCTGCTCAGCTCCGTCCATGCCCCGGACCACCAAGCCCTATAGGCGCGCATCTCTGGATGTTGTACGCGATATCGCGCGGCGTAAGCGGACTGGCGCGCACTAATCACATCGAAATGCGCGCTGCGGTAGACGCGCTCCCTTGACGCAGCCTCATC